TTGTTGCTCCTTTATGGGTATCAATGATTTTAAAAACATCTCGTAAAGCCTCAAACGGCACCAGATGAACATCTGCACCAGCAGACTCTAAACACATGGCCACATGCAAATGAGCACCAGTAGACGCAGTACCGGACGGTGTGTTCGGTCCACCACCAACACGGCCAATAGGTTGCCCCATCTGAATAGGCGAACCAACCTTAATGCTTGATGGTTTTTTAGCCAGGTGCGCATACAACACAAAGTTCTTATCCAACGTTGATTGCACAACACAGTTACCCAACACGTCAGACCAAAAGATTTTCACAACCTTGCCATCAGTAATGGCGGGAATCACACTGTTCTCTGCTGGATGCCAGTCACAACCCCGATGTGGTTTGCCCTTACGGTACGGTGCCAGGTTACCCAAACCATCGCCACGCAACCCAGGGAACGGATCCTTGTAAACAATCATTTGTTCAACAACTGCCAAATAGCGGTAACAAACCCGCCCACACCGGACAGCAACGCAGCCCACATAAACTTTGGTACCCAAGCGTTACGAGCTTGCTCAATCTCAAGTTGCGACACACGTGCAGGAATGTTACCGAAAGCATCAAGTTTTTCACTCATGCGAGCGAGGATTTGTTTCATTTCCTGCTGTTCGCGGTAAATGTCCTCGATAGTGATTTTGATGTGGGTTGATTCTGTCACGGCTTGCTCCTGGGTAGTCATAACAAGTTTATCTTTAGACTGACACCCAGTTGAGGGTCGCTTCATCCCATTCGTAGTGACCACCATCGATCGGGTATGGGGTTGGTGCTTCCCAACGGCAAGTGGTTTCGTTCAACATCCAAGACGCAAACGGTTTAGGTGCAATAAATGCGTCGCGGGTAGCATCGTAAGTGAAGCCAATACCTGCAAAGTTTTTACGAATAGTACCGTTGTAAGAAGTTTTAATCCAGGTACCACCGAGGTTGTCAATCAACCACTGGTAACCCTCATCAGGGTCACTATTATTTCCAACAGTCACACGCAGAACAATGTTGTCAGCGTCTATTTCAGCCCAATGCGCCACGTTATACCGCCGTCTTTAGATAACGAACAATGACAATACCCGAACCACCAGCACCAGTAGTCGCACCTTCCAATGCACCACCGCCACCGCCAGAACCGCTGTTAGTTGTTCCCGCACCACCACCAGTGGATGTGTTACCTGCACCACCACCACCGCCACCGCCAGAACCAGCAGCGAGACCAGAAGCACCACCACCACCGCCACCAGCATAAGCACCGCTCACACCAGTAGAAGTTGCTGTAGACCAGGCAGAGTAAGCCGAAGAAGCCGTACCGCCGTTACCAGAGGTTGAACCAGCTGCACCGGCTGCTGTGGCTCCACCACCACCACCAGCACGGAACGAACCACCACCAGCACCACCAGCGAAACCTTGACCGCTAGTAGCAGCCGCACCAGCTGATCCAGTACCGTCACCACCACCACCGGAACCACCAGCAGTTGCGTCAGCGTTGTAAGCACCACCACCACCACCGACGGCAGTAGTTAAAGCAGCGAATGATGAGTTACCTCCGACGGAACCCTGGAAACCACCAGAAGCACCACCAGCACCAACAACGATGGAACTGTTACCGAAAAGGGTTTGTGAGGTGAATCCGAGTAGACCACCTGCACCACCACCACCACCACCGCGGCCGTTACGGTTTCCACCGCCACCACCACCAGCAACGACAAGGATGTCAGCAACTAGGTTTTGACCTGTAACACCTAGAGTGCCGTTGGCAGTGAATGCACGATAAAAATAGGTTGCGTCGGAATAAAGTGTTCCGCCGGTAACAACGGATTTTGCCGAAGCCAACATTCCAAGCGGGACCAACATTAGCTGATGTTACCAATCACACGGTAAGTGTTAGCAGCAGTCTTGATAATCGAAGCCGCAGTGTACTGAGTGGCCAGCTTGTAAGTCGTTGCAGTACCAGAAGTACCGGCACCCGCCCAAGAAGTAATACCAGTACCCGCCGCAATAATGACCGTACCAGCACCCTCACGCACAACGTCGATACGTTCACCAATATCAAACAAATCAGGAATAGTAATGGTCTGTGCCGAAGCATTCGACAACACCAAAGTGGTGTTCGCATCCGACGCAGAAACAGTGTAAGTGGTCGCAGTACCGTTATTCACCGTCGAATAGTTGATACCAGTCCAAACACCATGAGTATAAAGCTCCAAAGCCTCAGTGCCGGTAAGAAACGACAACATACCAGTCGAAACCGAAGTACCTAAAGCGGCTGTACGAGCCGACGAAGTTGCGTAAACCTGCACAACCTGATCTTGCAAATAAGTTTGAACCTGGGCAGCAGTCAAAACTGCTCCAGTTGAGAATGTTCTCCAGCCAGCACCGGCCATGTTTATCTCCTAATATCCCAAGTTATTCAAGTCTAACAAACCAAACTGGAGGTCATCCAAAATAAACGATGTTGTATCGAGGGTTTGGAATTTGACGGTCATTCGATGTGACTCTGTTGTCGCTGTGTGATTCAACCCCAAAACTTCAGCGTATTTCACAATCGATGGTGCAATACCATTCGGCGTAAAAACGATTTTACAAACAGACCCGATTTCCAACCCCAACAAAGTGGCTTGATTGGCCGTTGACAGGTCGTTGAGAATGAAATCCATTGATTCGAAACGAAACTCAGGGTTCTTATAAGTGTTCACCAGGTACGACGCTAGTTGTGCAATATTTGCATCGCTGGTGTGTAGTAACCCTGTTTGTTCAACGTTGCGGATACCGTAAGCAGCTTGAGAGGTTGCGTCACTGGTTGTTACTGTTCCACCGTTAGCACGCACCAACGTCACCTGGTTGTAAAGCAACTCGGATCCATAAACAACGTTTACCGATGTATAACCAATACCGGTCCCATCATCCGCAAGTATAGGCGCACCAGAAGAAGGCAAAGCATAAGAACGGTCTTTAAACGTTGCGAAGTTTGATTTATCCAAAAAGAACACACCAGGCTCAGTCTGCTCAACCAAATTGATGTAAGGGATAACTTCCTGATTAGCAGGAATAACATCAGCTTGAAGTGTTTCTTGGCCCGCATCAATCAAACGAGAAGTAGCCGACCAGTTCACATTCGAATCAGACAAAACAGCATTAATCCTGGCACCCGATAACTGACTCGTAGCAGTACCACCCGCAAGTTTCTGCGAAGCCAACAAGCTAAACCCGTCAAAGCCTGTGACCTCAGCAACCGAAACCCCATCCGGTGAATAAGTCAGATTCCAGTCATCCGTAATACCAGTGAACTGTACTGTTCCACCAGCACTGAAACGGATGTCACGGCGAGGCACAATCTGCCCATAGAACGGCGAAGCAGCGAAAGTCGGATCAAAGTACCGGTTACGGTTATCAAAGTGTGCAACGACCCTGCCAGCGTTGAAACGGTCAAGTTCACGCGACTTACCACGAGCAGTAGAAACATCCACTAAATACTGTGTCACGTCGTAATAAGTAGCACCCGACAACGTGTAAGTGCTGTTATCCAACACACCACGCGTTGCAGAATCCAACGTAAACCAGTTACCAGGTGCGTTATCACCGAAACCAAGTTCAACCTTTATCGCTGGTTTAGGCATTTAGGCGCCCAACCAAACCGCACCATTGGTTCGCTCATACTGTTTGATGGTTTTGATAATGTCCTGAGCAACAGTCGCACCGTTAGTTCCCAAACCAGCATTTACAGTAATGTTCACGGTAGCCCCACCACCCATGTTGTTCATCTTCGACAACGGAACAATCGCTTCGGCCTCACCAGCTTCAGCAATGTTCACCAAACGACCACCAGGAGTCGCAGGGACCAAACCACCCTCAGCAAGATTAGGGATGTTCAACTTAGGAATAGTTGGCACCTTGATAGTGACAGCACCACCGGTCGCTTTAGCAATCAACGCCAAAGCCGAGTTAGCAGCCGAAATAACACCATTCAAACCACTAATAATGCCGTTGACAAAACCCTCGAACATATTGATCCAAAAGTTGATGTAACCCTTAATAAGTCCACCAATGAAATCGAACACTGGTTTGAAGAATGTGCCGATGGCTTGCACACCCGCGCTGATACCATCAACCATGCCGTTCCAGGCTTTACCAATCCAACCAATGAATCCTTGGAAAGCGGCTGTAATGGCTTTGATAATCACATCATTGGTTTTCATGAACAGATTCCACGAATCAGTCAAGAACCCAACAAACCCTGCCCAAGCTTTCTTGCCCACATCGGTTTGACCAAAGCAGCGACAGCGGCGATAACAATACCAATCGGGTTGGCTATTAATGCAGTATTCAAACCAATCTGCGCCAAAGTCGCTTCACCAGTCACCAAAGCTTGAATGGTCTGAATTGCAGCCCAAGCTTTAGTGGCCAAAGTAACACCCTCAGTGATGACTTTGTAAGCAGTGAAAGCAGCAACACCAATACCAATAGCGACTGCCAAAGAAGTGACCAAATCTTTGTTTTGCCCAACCCATTTAATCAACCCTTGCAACATTTCAATAGTCGCATTGATAGCCGGCATAAACGCTTCAACAATGTTCTGAGTAACATCCTCAAAACTACGTTTCATAATCTCGATTTGACCTGGCAACGACTTGCCGGCGGCCTCAGCTGCACCACCAAACTCTTTATTCAGTTCACCCAAAATAATCTTTTGCGCACCGAGAGTATCGCCCGAAGCTTGCAAAGCTTTGATTTGTTCCTTTTGCGCATCAGTGAACGACACACCCACACGCGTCAAAGCACTAATACCCTTAGTCGGGTCATTCAAAGCCTTACCAAGTTGCATAGCAGCACCAGAGGCATCGCCACCCATTTTCGCAGCCATGTCAGCAGCAGCCCTAGTAGCCGCATCAAAAATCTTGTCAGGACCCTGATTCTTAATGTTCGTGAACGTCAACAACAACTGTTCCGTTTTAACAATCGAATCATCAGTCTGACCAGAGTAACCCTGGATACTAGAAGCCAAAGCCTCCATGCCCTTAACAGACACGTTCGCAGCGTTACCAGTGGACTTGATACCGGCTTCTAACTGGGCAACACCAGCAGCCGCATCCTGAACTTCACTGAACCCAGTCTTGATAGCGTCACCGATAAGGTTCGCAATACCCAAACCAGCCAAAACACCAGCGATACGACCAGCAAAACCCTTAAACGCGCCCTCAGCGTTCTTCAGGTCCGCATCATCGACCTTATACGCAATGGGAAAAACAATACCGGCCATTAGAAAGACTTCCTATTGAAAAAATCAGCTACTGAATCAATGATACTTTTCAACTCGGCAACCGCCTGATCTACGGCTTTTAAACCACCAGGGTAAACATAACGCGAAGCGGATTTCTGCCCATTCAAAACACGAATCATGCCACGACCAGCAGGAGTGCTACCGTTGCCCTTACGACCAGCCATGTCCATCATCGAAACAGCAGCACTATTCACAACAATTTTCAGCAACGGGGTAACCGAAGTGGACCGTTTACCAGCACCAGAAAACTTGATAGTTGTCGAAGTAGGTGCTTTACCGACACCCCAACCCAAACGCCCACGATTCATCGCACCCGACAACGGCGAAACGGACGGAATCTCAGACTTGATAGCAGAATCAACAGGCCGAGCAACATTCTTAGCTTGACGCATAAACTCAGTGCGCAGCTTCGGATCAATCTCTTTGAGCCGCTTCAAATACTGGGCAACCGGTGCGGTAAATTCTTCAGCCATCTATTGCCCACTCTGCGCCTGGTTACGGGCCTGAATGTAACGGCCCATAGTCCACAACATTCGCTCGGACTCTTGCAACAACAAACTAGGTGCAATCCCAGTCTCACAAGCCAAACCAGCTATGAACCAATGTTGGCTGGTTTCACCCAGCCCTTTTATTTTGGGTCTTGTACCGGCGCACCCGCAGAATCAACAAGTTCAACCCAATCAGTGAACTCTTTATCAGTCTGCTTAGTGCGATACAAAGAGTGCCAGGCGAGGTAAAGCAAATGAGTGAACTTCATTTCGCTTTCAAGCTTCGTAACAGACAAGTTGTATTTGTCCTCAAAAGCAACCAAATCGGCAGCGGAAGCAGTAACTTCCTTTACCTCACCCGACAGATACTCAACGCGTAGATTGATTTTCATTATTATACGGTTCCGCGAACTACGGTTCCGGTGGTTGGCCAAGTAACCGAGAAGCTGCTTAGGTCACCGATGCTACCTGCAATTGGCTGGTAGTTACTGATAAGCACGTTAGCGGTGTACGAAGGGTTGGTTGCCGAAACAACAGTTCCCAGAGGCTTCACAACAACAGTACCGATGGTGTTGATTAGTGGGAAGATAGTTGCGTCAACAGAACCAGCAGCGTAGTCCTGGTAGAACTCAAGCTTGACGTTGCCCGAGATGATGCCACCAGCAACGGTCTTGTAAACGGTCGAGCTGGTACCAAAAACAGTGGTGTCAACTTCGTTGGACTTTAGGTCAATTTCAACAGCATGAAGCGACGATGTTAGGTCAACACCGTTCAAGCTGATTTGAAACTGAGTGGCGACAAACTTTGCCATTCTTATTTCTCCTATTGATAAACCGTCACAGCAAATTCTGCTGCTAGGAAGGTGGAATCTCCAATTGTTAGACTGCCATAACTGGTCAATCCGGTCACTCGGAGATCGTTAGCCTTTCCGCCAAGTGTCCTATCTGATTCTATCGCAGACTTAACAGAATAGGTTCCTGAGCCTGAACAGTAGGCATCAAGAGTGTTTTGGCCGTTTCGTTCAGATACACGCCCAACAATGACAGTCACTTTGAACTGGTATTCATCCAAACCGCGACCCATAGTCTTATCAAAGTTCACAACCAGTGGTTCAACAACAGCAATCGGTGGTGTTGGGTTATCCGACACGAGCGCGTTCGTGCGAAGCCCTGGAATAGTACCCAGGTTCTTTGCAATACCTGATCTAAGGTCGCTAATAGCCATTAGGCGAAGTTCCTCATCAGCTTGTAAGGTTCAACAAGTTGACGCACATCAGGGTCCAACTGGTTCGATACACGCATGACACCCATGTCACCGAAACCAGCGACACCAAGAGGCGAGTCGTTGCGTTTGAAAATGCGTGAAGCCTGAATGACAGTTGCCTGGCGAATAGCGGTCGGAGTGGAAGCCCAACCCCAAGTACCGGTAACCTTCACCAAAGCATTCCCACCAATGGTTGGGAACAGGTAACGCCACAAAGCACGAATACCAGTAATCGGTGCAACAATACCATCGGTCGGGTAAGCAGCGTTCAATGGTTCGACCTGATAGTCACCATTGTTCTGACCCGATGTTGGGCCAGTCCAAATAGTGTCATAGTTACCGTTCGAAGTAACAGCGGTTGCGACCTGGGTAACGGTCTGAGCGTCATCTATCGGGCAAAAGTACGGGTCGGTTGCAGCGAAGAAACGACTAGCAGAACCCATGTCATAAAACACGCGTGAACAATAAGCATCAATTTGACGCGAGGCGGATTCAATCGCAAGCTCAATCATTGCGTCATCGATAGTGTCGACGATACGCAAAGCAGATTTCACTTGAGCAAGAGTTGCATAACCATTGGTAATCGGCATGATGGCCTTTCAGAAGTCTATGCTTCTAGTTTACCTAAGCGTTTCTTGATTGAAGTGGACGAAATTCCCTCGGTGTAAGGGATGTAACACAAACCAATACCGCGAGCATCCAACCAAGACTGGTCGAAACCCATCTGCTTGTAATAGTCCTTACGCGCCCAATCCGAACCAATCACAATCAGATCAGGTGAAACATCATTGATGCTGATGGTCGAGTCCACTCCACCACGGTTAGGGATGACCTGGTGAACGTATTTGCAAGCACGCAACACGGTACGACGCTCTTCATACGACATCACCGGTGCTTTGCCCTTGTATTCCTTGATGAACTCGTCAGTGTTCAACGACACAACAACATCACCGAGTTCGTTGCAGCGTCGCAGGAACTCAACATGGCCCGCGTGGAAAAGGTCAAACGTGCCTCCGGTGTAAACGATTAGTCCCATCGGTTTTCTCTCCTAATTTTCAGCGACCATTCACCTTGCGTGAAATCTTGTTCAGCCGCTTTTTTGTTGAATAAAGCATGATTAGCGCGGAACGACCTATCGTTCACAGCATGAAATCCACTGTTCAAAGTGCTTGAGTTTTCGTGATGCACCACAGCTGATAAAACTTTGATTGGTATACCGTGATGTTCGACCCGACGTTCCAAGTCGTTATCGTCGAAATACAAAGGATAAAAACGTTCGTCATACAACCCCACCTTGTCAATCATGCCCTCACCAAAAATAGGGGCCGACCAACGAGGTTCACACTGCACGAAATTCAATGCGTTCGGATCCACTTCTTCTTCAATGATTTTCAATGCACCAGTAGCGAACCAAGCATCATCATTGACCAACACCCAATAAGGTGCGTAAGGAGTGGATTTGACTATAAGGTTCCATGCACCCACCAACCCGAGACCGTAAGGAACTCGGATAATCCACATATTCACAACCCATTTAGGTTTCACAGGGTCGAACTCACACAAACCACTGTTATCCACAATGACCAGGTTCTCCACCGGATAGTCGATTGAATCCAGTAATCGTTGCGCCAAATCGAATCGTTTAAGGGTAGCGAACCCAACAACTGGGATCATTTCAACAAACGCTCAAGAACTGGTTGCCAATACGCCTTATAGACGGCATCAGCGGAGTAATCCTTAGCGAAGTCCACAGCCTTCGTAGAAAGCCCTCTACCGCGGTTATAAGCCTGTTCTAAGGCATCTACGATGGCAGGGATAGACGGAACATTGAACCAGGCACGCTGATGGTGGTCCCAGAATGGTTGACCTTGGACTTTCCAACCATCGCCAACAAGTTCGGCACTAGCTGCGAAGTCCGAAACAATCACTGGTGTGCCACAAGCTTGAGCCTCAATGGTTCCAACACCGAAACCCTCACCATAAGAAGTACCCAAATAAACATCCATGGCCGAGTAAATACCAGCAAGAACGGTTTGTGAAATGCCGTACCGGTAAGCAATCTGGTCAACGAAAACAACCTGATTCTCATTCAGACCAACGGATTGCAACAAATCCTCAATGCGCCAACCACCATAAGCACCGAACATATCCATGTGCAAATACAAAACAGCGTCGGGTTTGTTCTTAGCGAAAATACTAAAAGCCAACAGGTTCTCAGCTAATGCTTTGCGGTGGACCAAACCATTCGCTTTGTTAGCAGCGTTCATACCCACAACGAACTCTGATTCACTCAAGTTCATGTATTCGCGAACAGTCTGCTCCCCAAGCTTCTTAGTCGGTTTGAAAACAGGTTCAAAAGCATGAGGAACATATTCAGCATCCACACCATGATCCTGAATCTGCTTCTGGCCGTAACGGCTCATAGCAATCGGAGTCACATTCGGTTTAGCTAACCATTCCAAAACGAGTGGTGGGCAAGGATGGTGGTCTACTGGGACCCAAGAACCAATGTTGATGTCATCATATTTCTTACCCTTCATAATCCAAACATCGTAAAGAGTAATCAAAGCGTCAGCCTGGTTAGGATGCGATGCTTTGTGATG